AAGCTAGAGACGAGCGAGACACCGAAGCCGAGGTACGCATCCTAGAAAGTATCAACAGCCTTAAGGCTGCTGAGGATGCCACACCCGATACGGTTACTCCAGATAAGAAAGACGATTCCGACAACTACAATAATCAAATCTCCCCAGACTTTAAGGCTTGGGAATCTGATAACAGCTGGTTCGGAAAAGATACGAAAAAGACTAAGGGTGTTACCCGCGCCGCTGAGGACCTTCGTGAAGAAGGTAGTACCTTGGTAGGCCGCGAGTTTATGGATGCTGCCCTAGAGCGGTATCTTGACGTTAACCCTGATACTCAAGACGATGGATTACCTCCGAGGCCTTCTCCCAAAGTGGAGTCAGGCAACAATCGGAATAGTGCCCGTGGCCGCAACGATTATAACAGCCTCCCCGCAGAAGCTAAGGCTGCCTGCATGGAAGATGCTGAAACTCTTGTGGGCGCTGGTAAGCGATATAAGACACTTGCTGATTGGCAAGCAAAGTATAATGAAATTTATAGGAGCACGGAGTCATGAGTGATACCCCAAAGAATCCTTCTAATGTTCCTGATTTGCCAAAGGGCTATAAGCCCATGTCGGCTACGGTGCTTAAGCTAGAAGTCCCGGAGCGCGATGGTTTTCATAGGCATTGGTTTAGGGGTACTGCTGGACGACTCTCGCAGGCTCAACAGGCAGGATATACTTTTGTAGAGCAGAAAGATGTTCACGTGAACAACTTTGACTTGGGCGGAGATGCAACGGATAGTGGTAGCACTGACCTTGGCTCTCGCGTAAGTGTAATTTCCGGTGAGGATGCTGACCCTGCTACAGGGCAGCCCGGTCGTATGTATCTCATGGAGTGCCCTGAGCACTTGTATGAGTACAGTCATAATATTCTTGCCGAAAGAAATGAGTCAATCGCGAGCGCTCTTCGCGGAGGTAGATTGGGAACAGGTAGTAATGGTGAGACCCAGACAGATGCAAATAACAGGTATGTAAAGGGCACAGTGCCCGACCTATTTAATCCTAATAAATCTCGGAGAGTGTGATGCCTAACGCAAATCGCCCTACCGGTCTTTCTCCTGTACAGCATATTAGTGGTGCGCCGTACAATGGGGCTGGCCGTATATACTCCATTGCAGCTGCTTACGCTACGGCTCTGTATATTGGAGACCCGGTAATTTCATCTGGTACTGCTGATCTTAATGGTGTTGCAGGTATTATCCTTGCCGCAGCTACTGGCCCTATCAGGGGAGTAATTGTAGGTATTGGTTCTAGGGAAAGCCTTCTGGCTAACCCTAGTAACTTGGATATTATCTATCGTCCAGCAGCTTCGCAAACTACTGATTGGTATGCTCTTGTAGTCGATGACCCTGACACGATTTTTGAGGTTCAGGAAATCGGTACTGGTACACCGATGACTGCTGCTGAGGTTGGACTTAATACCAATCTAGTACTTGGTGCAGGTAATGGCTATGTTTCTGGGTGGCTGCTTGATAATGCCACAGAAGCTGCTACGATAACCCTTCAGTGTCGTATCCTCGGGCTTGCTAGACGCCTCGATAATGCCTATGGGCAGTATGCGAAGTATCTTGTTAAGATCAACAACCATGAGCTGTCGTCCGGCACTGTCGGCCTTTAAGGAGAATGTAACATGGCAGGTGTAATTAATACTGGCAGTCATCCAAAACTGCTTTGGCCCGGTATCCGTGAGATCTGGGGACAGATCTACGACGCGCATCCCACTGAGTACACTGATCTTTACGATGTTAAGACATCTAAGATGGCGTATGAGCAGGACGTTCAGGTTACTGGTTTTGGTCTTGCTCCTGTTAAAGGTCAGGGCGCTCCGATTCAGTTTGACTCGGAAATGCAGGGCTGGGTTACGACCTATGCGCATATCGCTTACGCGTTGGGATATATCGTAACTTATGAAGAGCTTCAGGATAATCTCTACAAGCAGGTGTCTCAGCGTCGTGCTGCGGCTAATGCTTTCTCCTGTGCTCAGACTGTTGAGAACGTTGGCGCGTTTCTTTATAACAACGCTTTCAATACCACGTACTACGCAATGCCCGATGGTCAGGCATTGATTAGTGCGGCCCACGTTAATCCTTCGGGCGGTACTTTCAGTAACGCATTGACTCCTGGTGCGGACCTGTCAGAGGCNTCTCTTGAGGACATTNGTATTCAGATTATGAACGCCACGCAGGATCGNGGTCTTAAGATCTCTGTGATGCCTTATTCTCTGCATATCCCGACGCAGGAGTGGTACAACGCTAACCGCATCTTGAAGAGTGTGTTGCAGTCTAATACGGCTAACAACAACATCAACGTGCTGAAGGCGACTAATGCTTTCCCCGAAGGCATTAAGATGAACCACTACTTCACCGCACCGAGTGCTTGGTTTGTTCGGACTAACATTCCGAACGGTATGACGATGTTCTGGCGTGAAAAGTCGGAATTCGATCAGGACAATGACTTCGATACGAAGAATGCAAAGGCGGCTACATACATGCGCTTCTCGGTCGGGGCCACTGATCCGCGTGGTATCTACGGTTCTAACGGTCCGTAAGTTGGGGATGGATGGTAGGGGTCAGCGATGGCCCCTGCTGTTCCAATTTGGAACACAAGTACATTGATTTTTCTGGCTACCTTGGAGTGTTGAAATGGCTCATACTAAACCTACTAATCCTACCCGTTTTCCTGCAGGCATTAACAATGCTAGTATTACGGAAAACCTGGGTCTCATGGGTCAGCTTGACCCGACTAAGTTTCAGACGTTCGCAGAAGATTTTATTGCTGCGCCTGTAGCACTTGGTACGTTTACTGCCATCGTTGGACCCGGTGGTTTAGCTACTGTAGCTACTACCGTTACAGTAGGTACCCCTCTTGCATCGTTTGGTCTTAATGCTTCTAAGCGTTATTTCTTTAAGGCTCGGCTATCTCTTGCCGCAGTTGCTAATAGTATTACTGTAGGTATTGCCGACGCTCTTACGGGTACGGCTCAGGGTACGACTCTTACTATTGCTAACAATGTACTGACGTTGCAGAACTTTGGCGGTACGGCTAGAACCGTAACCGCTAATACAGCATTAGTTAACGCTACTATGTTTACGCTAGGCTTTGCGTATACTCCCAATAGAGAATTGACGGCTTATGTTAATGATGTAGCTGTTGCTAGCATCACTGATATTACAGCGCTTAGTACATCTAATCTTATTGCAGGTATTCGTCCTAGCTTAACGACTGCTACGGTTGATTACATCTTCGCGGCTGTCGAGCGCTAATATAAATGGGGGAGGGAACTCCCCCAACTTTTAGGAGAGTGTTATGGCGTTCGAAGTACAAACTATCATTGACGGTCATCGTAATGTAGTTGTTAAAGTTACTGGTATTGATACAGATACAGGAATTGCTGTAGACGTTTCAGCCCTAGCGCCTTCATGTACTCGAGTTAACATTGATCGGCTATGGTTTGTTTGCGCATCTGGCCAAACTGCACAGATTATGTGGGATGCTACTGTTGATGTATTGGCAGTAGGTCTTGCCGGGAACTCCGAAGATATGGACTTTACTAAATTCGGAGGCCTGACTAATAATGCAGGGGCGGGCGTTACTGGCGATATTCAGGTCAATGGGGTAGGTGTAGGCAACTTTACTATTATCCTTCATTGCAGCAAGCACGGTATTATCGACCCCGAACTGTAAGGTGACTTATGCCTAGCGCCGCCTCTAATACAGTGTATGGTATCATTAGTGATGCTATGCACGATGCTGGTTATTTACAGGAAGGGGACCTTCCTAACAGTGAACAGCTTGCATCTAATCAGCGAAGGCTCGCTGACATTATCAACTTTTGGCAGATTGAAGGTTTAAAGCTTTTCCTGCTTGAAGACCTTGCGCTTACCTTAGTTGCTGGACAAAACCTATACACTCTCCAGCCTACGTTGGGGAGTATTAACATGACGAAGCCTTTAAGAGTTCTTCAGGCTTATGTGTTGGTTACTGTTGGAAACACTAAGCGTCCACTAAACGTACTTTCGTGGAATGAGTGGATGGATCTTTCACAAAGTACAGGTAATACGGGTACAGTTAATTCTTATTTCGTAGATAAGCGTGCAACAAGTCTTCACATTTATTTTTGGCAAACACCTGATGCATCAGAGGCTACTAACGCTGCCCATCTTCTTATTCAAGTACAAGCACCTAACCCAGCTAACTTAGAAGAAAATGTAAGCTTCCCACAAGAATGGCGCATGGCTCTTCGATGGGCTTTGGCAGATGATATTTGCACAGGGCAGCCTCAAGCTATTATGGATAGGTGCGCCAGCCGCTCTCGATATTACAAAGAAGTACTTGAGGGCTGGGACGTAGAGGATGCCCCGACTAGATTTACCCCGGATCAACGTAGTATGATAGGTGGTGGAGATTTTCAATGACTCAGTTTGAGAGCGTAGCACTACCTCCAAGACTTCCACTTATTGTGGAAACATCTAACAGAGCGGGCTCTGTTGATCAGGATGCGCGCTTAGTAAATTGCTACATTGAAATTAGTAAGCAGCAGGAAATCTTTATTTACCGCAGGCCTGGGCTAACAAGTCTAGGCGTCATTGCTGATGGACAGGTGGGTAGAGGTTTGTTTTTCTGGAAGGGTAGCGTATACTCAATTTTTGGGAGTGTTCTTTATAAAGATGGTGTATCTGTAGGCACAGGTCTGAACACAACTACTGCCGCCCAGTTTAACAATGGTGTATATAGTTTTTCTGAATACCTTGGTGCTACACCTAAACTAGTTTTAATGAATGGAGATGAGGGGTATACCTATTCTATCGCTGGGGGAGTGTCTGCAACGCTTAATAGTATTAACGTAGACTACCCGGCAACAACTGTTAAGGGCGCTGCTTATCTTAATGGCGCTACTTATGTTATGCAGCCTGAGGCTGTCATATGGAATAGCGTTGTTAATTCTGTAGATCAGCCTGGAGACTGGTCACCGATTAACTTTATATCTGCTCAGATTGAGCCAGACCCTGGAGTGTTTCTTTCTAAGCAGCTAGTGTATATTGTAGCCTTTAACGCATGGTCTACTGAAGTATTCTTCGATGCAGGTAATGCTGTAGGCAGTCCGCTAGGTCCTGTACAAGGTTCTAAGTCTAGCTATGGCTGTGCTAATCAAGACAGCGTGCAGCGTATTGACGATAAATTGTTTTGGGTAGTAACTAATCAGACTGCTTCTTTGCAAGTTGGTATGATGGACCAGTTAAGTGTTACTATTATTTCTACTCCATCTATTGATAAGCTTCTTGAGAACATAAACTATGACTTAATGTTCTCATGGCAACTAAAGATGGATGGACACAGCTTCTATATTATAACATTTAAGAACAGTAACCTCACGCTTGCTTATGATATTGTCTTTGATGAGTGGCATCAGTGGACAGATACTAACGGTAACTATTTTCCTATTGTAGCTTCTACTTATGATGCCTCCGGTAATAGAATCGTACAACACGAAACTAATGGCAGACTTTATTACATTACCTCTAACTCTTATAAAGATCTAAACGACCCTATTCAAGTAGATATTTATACGCCTACCTTTGATGCGTCAACTCGTAGACGTAAACATCTAAACATTATGACCTTTATCGGAGATCAAGTTGAGGGGAGCGTTCTTAATGTAAGGTATACAGAAGATGACTATAAATCATGGGGACAGTTTAGGCAAGTAGATCTTGGTGCAAAGAATCCAATTCTTATTAACTGCGGCACGTTTACAAAGCGTGCATATAATCTTATGCACACCAAAGACTGCTTCTTTCGCTTGCAGGCTATTGAGGTTCAGTATGATATAGGAGTACTGTAATGTCCATAGAGTCAGACAAGGTACCTCCTGTACCAAGTACTGTAGATGTTTCCGACCCTAAAGGAACAACAAATAAGTTATCTATTCCATGGCTACAATGGTTTCAACAAGTTAAAATTAAAATAGATATTCTTAATGAAAGTATTGTAACTCTTGCAGGTCTTACAGGGGTAGGATATTTAGCTAAGAATGGAGCTGCTTGGGCGGTTAGAACTTTTGCTGGAACATCTGGGAACATTAGTGTAAGTAACACGGATGGATCTGCGGGAAACTCTGTAATAGATTTGATCGAGCGTCCAGACACCGGCATCGGCGCAGCACTGGTAAGAACCACGTTTGACGCATACGGGCGCAGGGAAGGC